TCGAAGATGCTCGTCATCGAGTCGAGCTTGCTTGAGAGCTTGTTACCCATCCAGCCGAGGATCAGGATCAGCAGTCCGAACAGAGCGGCGACGAGCTGTGCGGAGAGGGTCAATAGTTGGGCGTCCGTCACGTCGTCACATCTTCAATCAAGGTCCGTTTCAATCTGCGTTGCCGAGCTGATATTCCCCTTGGCATCGCGGATCACTGTGGTCTCCGTCTTCCGCGCCGGCAACGTGACGCTAACCTCAGCCGGCAGCACGGTGTTCTCGACGCGCACTTCAGGCGCGGCAACATGCACGATCGGCGCCGGCTGGTTGTTCTCGACATGAACTTCCGCCGCGGCGACATGCGTCACCGGCGCAGGCAGATGGTTCTCGACGCGCACGTCCGGCGGTGCGATGGTGATGTTCGGCCCGACTGACGCATCCCGCGCGATCAGCGTCTCGATCGTTCGGCGATGCAGTTCGGCCGCTCGCTTTTCTTCCGGGTCCGCCGGGGCCGGCGCGGGCGCTGGATTTTCCGACGTGCCGTTGGTCAGCAGCCGCCGGAGCATCTCAAGCGCGCCGGTGTCCTTGAGGCGCTGGTAATCCTGGCCCATCTCGGCAAACACGGCCTCCGGGTTATAGCCGCGCTTGCGCAGCTTTTCCGACAGGCTCGCCAATCCACCGGAGACCTCATCGATGTCGGCCCTCACGTCCTGTGTCGGATTCACGTAATCCCACTTCGGGGTGCTCCACTCGACGCCATAATCGGCGCGCGGGATCTTCCCGGCCAGCACGGCAGCATTCACGAAAGCAACCCACACCGGCGTCAGCAGGCGCGGCACCAGCACATGCCACTGGCGCTGTTCGGCGGCGCGGCGGAATTCCAGCATCCCGGTGCGTGCGCTGGAAAAATTCACCTGCGACAGATCGCCGGTGAGCATTTCATAGGTCACGCCGGTGCCCGCGGCGATGGCGTACAACTGCATGCGCAGGTAATCCGCATAGCCAGGCGCGGCCTTCGGCTCGGCGATCGTCACGCTCTGGCCATTGGTGGCCATGATCGCCCCCGGCTGGATCGTTCCGAGATTGCCCAGCGCGGCTTGCTCGGCGGCGTCCGATGCGGATTGCCCGATCCCTTGCACGGCAAAATCGGCGCCGTCGCCGGAGACGAACACCGACATCAGCGCTTCGTTCTGTTTGCGCGCCAGTTCGGCGTCCTCGTAGATCGCCAGGTCGCGCAGACGGGCAATGACCGACGCGAAACGGGTCACGCCGCGCGCCTGGCCTGGGCGATCCGGGGCGAACAGGTGCAGGATGCGGTCTGCGCTGTACCGCCGCGATTGCGTTGCAGTGCGCAGCTGCAGCGTGTCGCCGGGGTGCGTGTCGAACAGCCAATAGGCCACGACGCGGCCGAGCGCGTCGAGTTCGATCCCTTCGACGATCGGCCCGCCTTCACTGCCCTTGCCGTTCTTCCCGGAATCGAGATAATCGATCTCGAGGATCTGCAGTTGCAGCGGCACCGGCAGGCCGTCGCTGGCCTGGCGCGCGCGCAGGCGCACCAGCACCTCGCCGTCCTGCTCCATCGCGCGATAGGCTTGCGCTTCCAGGCCGTTAAAATCCGTGCCGCCGTAGGCGTCGCACACCGACGACCATTCTGCCCATAACGCGTCGATGTTGGCGCGGGTCTTGTCATCGGCGGCGCGGCTGGTCGGCAGGATGCCTTCGCCAACGATGTTCGCTACCAGGCAATTCAGCGCCTTCGCGGCATAGGGGTTGTTCTGCACCAGCGACCGGGCGCGATGGCGCAGCATTCGCGCATCGGCGATGTGGTCGGCATTGGCCGAGGCGCCGCCCCGGCGGGGAATCCATCCGTCCTTGACGCTGGCGCCCTCATAGGCGCGCACCCGCGCCATCGCATTGCGCGCCATGGCGCGGCGCAGTCCGGTTGCCGGGGCAATCCAGCCAATCGCCCGATCCAGCAGCGAATAGTGTGGCGCCGCCATTAGTCTCGGCTCCCCGCTTTGGTGAAGTAGAACACGCTGCGGCGTGTCCCTGAACTGGCAGCAATGACGCTGGCGACGTGCTCGCGCGCGCGTTTCAACTCCGAGATGGAGCGATAGGTGACGGATTTTCCGTCGACGGTCACAGTCAGTTCCGCGCCGGCAATAGCACGGTCCAGGGCATCGAGGTCGGTTTGCGTGAGGGCCATGGGCGCACGTTAACGGCGACGCTGTCTCACTTTAAGCCGAGGGTGAGACAAGATGAACTGTGGTCACCCGTTCAAATTGCATTCGCGGCCTACATTCGCAGCCTATCCTGGCCGCTTCAGTATCCGATAAACCGTGGCACGGCCGATTTTCAATTCACGGGCGATTTCTCTGGCGTTTCGCCCGTTGAACATCCTCCGCGCCTTTTCGTACTTTTCTTCGCGACTGGCCGACGATGCCAGACTGATATACCCGCGATCGCCGGCCATCTCAGCGCGAAGGCGCTGCTCGATCATGCCGGCGATCTGCTTGCTGACCTCCGGCGCCCACTGCTTCATGATCTCGATCGCAACATCGTGGGCGATGTTTTTTATCTGTGTTCCAAGGTCAGCCATTACCAGTTCCTCTTCAGGGTGCGGCGCGCAGGCGCCGCCGGTGCGATGAACTCCCGTTTTTTCTCGGCGGCCGGCATCGAGGCCGGCTCGTTGTTGTGGTGTTCTGTACGTTTTTTTAAATCGATGCCGGAGAGGCGCAGGGCGGCCAGGGCCAGCAGCAGGCAGTCCAGCGCCTCGTTCCGTGGCCGGGTCTTCACCCACTCGGAGAACGGCCGATAGCCCTTGAAGCGGGTCACCAGCTTCTCGGCGGCCAGCTGCGCGAAGTATTCGTCGTCGAACGCCGGCTCCTGCGGAAAATGCACATAGCCTTTGCCCGGTTCGGTCAGTTTCAGGCGTGCGTAGAGCATGGCCTTGCCGCCGTCGACGCCGATCGGCTCTACCGGCACGCCGCGTTTGCGTTTCACCCGCAGACGCTGGCGGCGGCGCTTTTCGTCCTCGACCAGAGGGCGGCCCATGCCGGTGACACCCTTGGTGGCAAAGCACCAGCGGCGCTTTTCCACAAACGCATAGACCTGGCTGGCGTTGTAGCCCGAATCGATCGCCGCCACATCGACGCCCATCTCGCGCAGCACCGCGTCGAGTTCGTCCCACACCTCGCGCTGCGTTGTTTCGCCGGGCAGGATCAGGTGATCGCGCACCCAGGCTTCTTCCTCCACGCCCCACGACACGATGGTCGCCTCGAGGCGGTCCTTCTGCACGTCGACGCCGGCGGTGGTCAGGCCGACCGGCAGGCGCTCCGGGTAGGCTTCCAGGCGCGAAATCAGACTGACGTTTTCAATGGAGTCGCCCTGTTCGCGGAACACTTCGCCCAGGTAGGTATTGGCGAACGCCTTCAATTCCGCCGTGTCGCCCTGCGCGTCGATCCACTTCTGCGCGATCTTGACCCACGACAGGCCGAGGCCGACCGGCGCATACAGCGCGTTCAGGTGGTAGCCGCGATGGTGCTTGATGTGCGGGCGCTCGGCGATCCACCGGCCCTTCGCCAGCATCGCCGTCTTTTCGTGTTCCTCGATGATCGCCGCGCATTCGCGGCACACGTACCACGCGGAGACCACCTGCTCCGGCCCTTCGTCGCCCTCCGGGCGCGGCGCGCGGCGGAATTTCAGGCCATAGGGCGCGTCGGCGCCGCCCCATTCCAGCGGCTGCAGCTCGCCGCAATGCGGGCACGGAACGTAGTACATTCGCTTGTCGCTGCGCTCGTACTGCTGCGTGATGCGTGACTGCCCCTCCTTCGTCGGGGTGCTGACGAGGTAGGTCTTGGCGCGCGAAAACGTGCGCTGGCGGTTCTCGATCAGCGTCATCGGATCGCCCTCGCCGCCCACATCCCAAGGGAAGGCGTCGACCTCGTCGCAGATCACATACGGCAGGTGATCCGAACGCAGCGAATCCGGCGAGTTCGCCCCAGCCTTGAGGATGCGCGATCGGGCGCCGTATTCCATCACGTCGGCGCGGTTCGCCCGGGCGCGCTTGGCCGACGTCACCAGCCCGGCCAGCGCCGGCGATTCGTCGAGCATTTTCGAGAGGCGCGGATTGAACGAGCGGTCGCGCAGCTCCAGCGTCGGCAGCACCACCAGCAGATCCTTGTTGCCGAGGTGGTGCATGAGATACCCGATCCAGTTGAACATGGCCTCCGTGCCGCCGACGCCGGAGGATTTCACAAACGTCACCTGGCGCACCGCCGAATGCTCGGATAGGCAGTCCATGATCTCGCGCAGGTACGGCGTGAAGGCGGTGTTCCACGGCCCCGGCGCGTTCGTCCCGCTGCGCAGTTCGCGGTGCTTATCGGCCCATTCGGAGACGGTGAGCAGCGCGCGCGGCGTGGCGCCCCGGCGGAACGCTTCCCCCAGTTCCGGCAGCGCGGCGGACACGGCCAGCGCTTTGTCGCCGAGATCCGAGAGCCAGGAGTGCAGCGTCTCCGACATCAGGGAATGCACGCGCGTCTCGTCGCGCTCGCCGTCGATCACCGAGGCCAGCCTGCGCGGCAGCGCGGCCAGCGCGTCGAGGATCAGCCGGCGCACCGCTTGCCCGGCGCCGATCACCTCCGGCGTGCCCACCGTCGCCGCCAGCGCGGCCTCGAAATCAGCCTTGGCGTTGGCCGCGCGCAGGCGCTCGCGTTCGGC